GCTAAAGCTCGTGTAGCGCAAAAAGCAAAAGAAATAAAAGAAGTAAAGAAAAAACCATTAGAAGAAATGAGCTTACCAAAACCAACTGGTTGGCGAATTATTGTTCTCCCTTATAAAGCTAAGCAAAAAACAAAAGGTGGAATTATTCTATCAGATAAAACTATAGAAGAATCTCAAATTTCAACCAACTGCGGAATAGTTATGGAAATTGGACCAGATGCTTATAATGATAAAGATAAGTTTCCCAACGGACCGTGGTGCAAGAAAAAAGATTGGGTTTTATTTGCACGTTACGCTGGTTCTCGCATTAATATTGATGGCGGAGAATTACGCGTACTAAACGATGATGAAATATTAGGAACCATTGAGGATCCAGAAGATATTTTGCACGCATTAACCGTTTAAGACGGAGAGGAAGACATGGCTGAAGTACAAGAAGCATTAAAAGAAGCAACAACACCAATGGTTGAACTAGATACTAGTGGAAATGCTGTTGATGTTGAATTAGATGATTCTAAAGCTGCTACAAAAGAAGTTGAAACGAAAAAAGAAGATCCTGTTGTAGAAGTTAAGGAAGAAAAAAAAGACGAACGCGAAGAATATAGTGAAGGTGTCAAAAAACGTATTGACCGGTTAACATATAAAATTCGTGAATCAGAGAGAAGAGAAAAAGAAGCTCTTAGTTTTGCGGAACAAGTAAAAAGAGAACGAGACGACTTACAGACAAAATTTACAAAACTTGACGATGGTTATGTTAATGAATTTTCTGGTAGAGTTAAATCTGAACTAGAATCAGCAAAGGCAACGCTAAAGCAAGCTGTATCAGCAGGTGATGTTGATGCACAAGTGGCGGCAAATCAAGCTTTAGCGAGATTAGCTATTGAACAAGAGCGTATAAATGCTACAGAAGAGCAGAGAAAATTATATGAAAAATCTCAAGAAAACGCTGGACAGATAGTACAACAACCTGTACAAAGTAATGTACAACAACGACCACCGGCTAAACCCGATCCAAAAGCGGAAGCATGGGCGGAAAAGAACGAGTGGTTTGGAAAAGATGAAGCGATGACATATGCTTCGTTTGGTATTCACAAGAAACTTGTGGAGGAAGACGGATACAATCCATCTTCTGATGAATACTACGAAGAAATTGACAAACGACTTCGGACCGAGTTTCCTCATAAGTTTAACGATGGAGGAGAAGTTCAAGGAAGCAACAAACCCGTCCAAACTGTTGCATCCGCACAAAGAACCACACGATCTGGACGCAAAACAGTGAGGCTCACACCATCACAAGTAGCAATTGCTAAAAAATTAGGTGTGCCACTTGAAGAATATGCGAAATACGTGAAGGAGTAAGGCATATGAATGATGAATTAAAGATTACAAGTAAGACTCCACGCGCTGCTCTATCCCGCGAGAAAACGACTCGTAGGAAACCATGGGCACCCCCGTCATCCCTTGATGCACCACCTGCACCCGCTGGGTTTAAACACAGATGGATAAGATCAGAAACTCTAGGTCAAGAAGATAATAAAAATTTATCAGCTAGACTAAGAGAGGGCTTCGAACTCGTAAGAGGAGATGCCTATGATGCTGAATATCCAACTATACAGGAAGGCAAATATAAAGGTGTAATAGGAGTTGGTGGTTTATTACTAGCTAAGATCCCGGAAGAGATCGTGCAAGAGCGTATAGATTATTTTGCGCAAAAAACGCAAGATAGAGACGACGCAATAGCAAACGATTTATTAAAGGAACAACACCCTAGTATGCCAATCTCTAAACCAGATAGGCAATCTCGTGTAACCTTCGGTGGCAACCGAAAGACCTAATTTTCTAGCTCTTTTGTCCATCGAATAAAAAAATTAACCCTTTAAAAAAAGGATAAACGATGGCTAACCAAGACGCAGCTTTCGGGTTCAGACCCGTCAAGCATCTTAGTGGTGGCGAAATTCGTAATAATTCTTATAGAATTACAACTAACTATGACACTGCACTTTACCAAGGTCAAATGGTAACGCGCGTGACTGCGGGTACTATAGAAACTGTAGCAGCTAATGCTATTTTTCTAGGTATCTTTAATGGTTGTCAATATACGGATCCTACCACGGGCAAACCAACATGGGCGAAATACTATCCAGCAGATACAAATGCTTCGGATATTGAAGCCTATATTTTCGACGATCCCCAAATTGTATTTGAAGGACAACATGATGGAACAGGAACTGAAGCGATGAATTTCGGTGGGTTCGATTTAGCAGGAGTAAGTGGAAGCACTAAAACTGGTAGATCAACACAAGAAATTGGTACTTCAACTCTTGCGACAACAGGTCAATGGAAACAAATTGGGATATCTAAAGATCCAACAAACAGTGATACAAGTACAGCAAATGTTAATGCATATGTTGTTCCGTCACAAGACTTGCATTTCTTCTTGCAGTCTGCAACACTAGCGTAAGGAGGCTTAAATGGCGATTTCTAGATCACAACTGGTCAAAGAACTTGAACCGGGCCTTAACGCTCTGTTTGGTTTGGAATATGACCGATACGACAATCAGCACACAGAAATTTTCGATACCGAAAACTCTGATCGTGCTTTCGAAGAAGAAGTAATGCTATCCGGTTTCGGTACAGCTTCAGTAAAACCAGAGGGAACATCAATCGAATATGATGATGCGACCGAGGCTTTCACTGCACGCTATACTCACGAAACTATAGCACTTGCTTTTGCAATCACTGAGGAAGCCGTAGAGGATAACCTTTACGACAAAATCAGTTCTCGTTATACTAAAGCACTAGCTCGTTCTATGATGAACGCTAAACAAGTAAAAGCTGCTAATGTTCTCAACAGAGGATTTAATAGTTCTTACACAGGTGGTGATGGCTTAGAACTTCTTTCTACAGCCCACGTTACTACTGGCGGAAACGTTAAAAACGAATTAAGTACTGCTGCGGATCTTAACGAGACTTCTCTTGAACAAGCATTAATTGATATTGCTGGAATTACCGATGACAGAGGCTTAAAAGTCGCTCTTAACGGTATGAAAATGATTATTCCAGTTAATCTTCAATTCACTGCTGAGAGACTAATGAAAACGTCTCAAAGAGTTGGCACTGCGGATAATGATGTTAATGCCGTTAAGAGTTTGGGAATGATCCCGCAAGGATATGTAGTTAATAATTATTTAACTGATACTGACGCGTGGTTCATTAAAACCGATGCTCCTAATGGACTAAAACACTTCCAAAGAGCCGCAATTTCCACTAAAATGGAAGGCGATTTTGAAACTGGAAACGTTAAATACAAAGCCAGAGAAAGATACAGCTTCGGCTGGTCTGACTGGAGAGGTATTTTCGGTTCTCCGGGAGCTTAATAATAATTACTTTGTGGGGGCTATGCCCCCACATTAACAACCTAGTATAAATAGTTATACAGACTGGCTAGGCAGACGGTATAGAGACTGTATGACGAAAGGTCTATACGACCAAGGAGACAATAATGGCTAATACAAGCTTTAGCGGTCCAGTAAGATCCAAAAAGGATTTTAAACTTTACACTGAGACTGCATCTACAGGAGTAGATCGCGATAGAACTTTAGGTACAACAGCTAAAGATGCTAGAAGATACTACTTAGACGAGTTTTTTTTACAAAGACCCGGTCTAAACGCAAACATTGACCAAGTATCAACAGTTGAAGTTCAAAGAGCTTTGAATAGAAACTGGGAAGCACTTGGAACTAATATGACAACTGCATTATGTACATTTGCTACAACTTCAGCAGGAGTTTTAGCAACAACAGCAGGAGCAGACCAAGACCAAGCAATTTTAACACCTCACTTAGATACTGCGGCAACAGCATGGGCAGGAGCTTTATGGGGAACAGAAAACTCAGTACATTTTGAAACATCAATTATGCTACCAGCAATTGATAATCAATGTGTTTGGGCAGGATTAAAATTAACTAATGCACCGGAAATTGCAACTGATGCTAACCAAGCATTTTTTACTTTTCTAACTGATGCAGATAATTCTGGTCAATCAATGAGTGATTTTACAAAATTGCATTTTGTTCATAGCATTGGTGGAACTGATTATATCAGTCAATTACCAATTACTGTGGCAGCAAATACACCATATCATTTAAAAATAGAAATAGATAGTGACAGAAAAGCTACTATTTTTGTAAATGGTATACAGTACAATATTACAAGTACTTCTGGTTCTACCGGCGGTACAGCAGTAACTGCTGTACAACCATCAACAGCAGCAACTAAATCTGCGGCATTAACTGATGATATTGATTTAATTCCATACGTTGGTATTGAAGCAAACGCAGGTGCGGCAGAAGCAGTAAACGTACATTATGTTTGTTGCAGTAGAAACGTATACGAGTAAAATAAATAATTTGTGGGGCTTCGGCCCCACGTTTCTTGATTAAGGAGGGAAACAATGGCAGATACAGTAACAGGACCGACTATCCTACAACAAAACGACAATCGCGTTACAATCAAAATAGTCAATCAATCAGATGGATCGGGAGCAACAACAGTTTTTGGAGATGTCTCAGCAATGGATGCTAGAGCAGACGGAACTTCTGTAGCACATTTAGCTTTACTTAGAGTTTGGTTTTCTTGTCAAGGCGGCGATGGAGGAGACTCTTATGCTCGTTTAGATGAAGAAGATGATGATGGAGATATTCCTATAATTGGTTTAACAGGAACAGGTTATTGGGACTTTAGAGAATTTGGTGGAATACCAGCAGATAAATCTAGTAATACCAATGAAAGTGATGTTAATCTAGTTGTACCAAGTACCGCTGATGCAGCGAATATGTACACAATTATTGCAGAATTTCAAAAAATATATTAATAAT